TTGTGCGCGCACGATCACATCGGTCGTGTGATTGTGCAGGTTGTGGCTTGCGTTCCCGGCTGGCCGTGAGATGATCCCCGAGTCGTCGGTCCGCGCGCCCCTGTGGCGCTGCGATGCCCGATGCACCAGAACATCCAGATAACTACCTGACGGCGTCCGCCGCTGCTGTCGCATGGCCGTCGATCGTGTCCCGAAGTCGCAGATCGGCGCGACTTCGCTGCATGATCGCGTACGATGCCGACATGATCGCGCACGATGCCGACATGATCGGCGCAGATGGTCGCATTATCGCGCATTATCGGCGCGAAAAAAAGGTACTCCCGACGCGTTTTTTTGGTTGTTTGGGCCAACGGAGTAGGCAGGAAACCCTACAGGCTTACTCGGGGGGGCGGTCTTGAAGTCGAAACGACCGCCGAAATCGACCCGCAAGCCGAATGCGGCGAAGCCGAAGCCGCCAGTTCTGGCACCTACCGCAGCGGCGGTGGACGCACCAACCACGCCGGCCACCTCGACCGCCCCGCGCGGCTACGAACGGTTCCGCGAGGCGAAGGCGCAGGAGTTCCGCGCCATGTCCGCGCGCGGCCGCGACATCGGGTCGATCCCTCCGTGCGCGAACCCCGAGCGTCGGGCGGAGGCTGAGACGAGTTTGCAGCGCTGGTGCGGGGTCTACTTCGCGCAGACCTTCCCGCTGGCGTGGAGCGAGCCGCACCTGCGCGCGCTCTCGCGCATCGACGAGGCCGTGACGGTGGGCGGCCTGTTCGCGTTCGCGATGCCGCGCGGCACGGGCAAGACCACGATGTGCGAGGTGGGCGGGATGTACGCCGTGGCGACGGGGCGGCGCGACTTCATCGCGCTGATCGGCGCGACGGAGGAGCACGCGGAGCGGATGCTCTCGAACCTGAAGGTGGAGTTCGCGACGAACGAGATGCTCGGCGAGGACTACCCCGAGATCTGCGTCCCGATCGAGCGGCTCGAGGGAATCGCGCAGCGCGCGAACGGGCAGCTGTGCTGCGGCAAGCCGACCCACATCAGGTGGGAGGCGAAGTCGATCGTCTTGCCGACCATCGCCGGGTCAAGGGCGTCGGGCGCGATCATCCGCTGCGCGGGCCTCACGGGTGCGATCCGCGGCATGAGCGCGAAGCGTGCGGACGGTCGGCGGGTGAGGCCGAACCTCGCGATCATCGACGATCCGCAGACCGACGAGAGCGCGAACAGCCCGTCGCAGTGCAGGACTCGCGAGGGCTTGCTCGCGGGCGCGATCCTCGGCCTCGCTGGGCCGGGTCAGAAGATCGCGGCGGTGATGCCGTGCACGGTGATCCGCGCGGGGGACATGGCCGACGCGATCCTCGACCGCGAGAAGCACCCCGAGTGGAGGGGCGAGCGGTCGAAGATGGTGGTGGAGTGGCCGACGGCGACGGCGCTGTGGGACGAGTACGCGGGTCTTCGGCGCCAGTCGTTCCGCGACGGCGGCCGCGGCGAGACGGCGACCGAGTTCTACCGCGCGAACCGCGCGGCGATGGACGCTGGCGGCTTGGTTTCGTGGGAGGCGCGGCACGATCCCGACGAGTTGTCGGCGCTTCAGCACGCCATGAACCTGCGGATCGACCGCAAGGACGCGGCGTTCTTCGCGGAGTTCCAGAACGAGCCCATTCCGCTCGTGACGTCGAGCGTGGCGGAGCTCGAGCAGGACGAGGCAGCGGGCAAGGTCAGCGGCTACGCGCGCGGGCTTGTGCCTCGCGACGCGTCGGCGCTGACGATGTCGATCGACATCCAGCAGAACGTGCTGTTCTGGACGGTGGCCGCGTGGAGCGAGGACTTCACCGGGTGGGTGGTCGACTACGGCTGCTGGCCCGACCAGAAGATGAGGTACTTCACGCTCGGTGAGGTGAAGCGGACGCTGTCCGACACGGCGCCGAAGGCGGGCTTGGAGGGCTCGATCCACCACGGCCTCGAGCGTTTGCTCGAGGAGCGAGCCGACCGCGCGTGGAAGCAGGACGGCGGCGGGACGGTGCGTCTCGACCGCGTCCTGATCGACGCGAACTGGGGCAGATCGACGGATGTGGTGTACCAATTCTGCGCGCGTTCGCGGTGGAACGGCCTCGCGCTGCCGTCTCACGGCCGCTTCGTCGGCGCGTCGAGCGCTCCGTGGGGGAGCACGGCGAAGAAGAAGGGGGAGAAGGCGGGCGCGCACTGGCGGATGCCGCCGGCGACGGAGCGCCGAGCGGTGCGGCATGTGCTGTTCGACTCGAACTGGTGGAAGTCGTTCGTCCACGAGCGCTTCGGCGTGCCGCTCGGCGACCCGGGCAGCGTGGCGCTGTTCGACGGCGACCGCGAGTTGCATCGGATGTTCGCGGAGCACCTGACGGCGGAGCATCGGATCGCGGTGAGCGCGAAGGGTCGGACGGTCGACGAGTGGAAGCTGAGGCGTCCTGGCCTCGACAACCACTGGCTGGACTGCATGGTCGGCTGCGCGGTGGGCGCGAGCATGAGCGGGTGCTCGCTGCCGTCGATGCGCGAGGCGGTGGTGGAGCGGAAGCCGCGCGTGAAGCTGTCGGACATCAAGCGGGGGCCACGATGACGCCGAAGAAGCCGAGCGCATCGACCGAGCCGAAGGCGGAGCCGAGCGGCCTGTGCTGCCGCGCGTGCGGCTCGCGCGAACTGCGGGTGATCTACACCCGCAACGCCCCGATGAAGCGGGTGATGAGGCGCCGCGAGTGCCGCCGCTGTGGCGCGCGCTCGACCACCTACGAGCAGGAGGGCCGATGAGCGGATGTCTATTAGTGGAACGATCTCGGGAATCTGCGCGGCGCGAAGACGAAACCGCTGATTTTCCTTCGTCGCCGTGTAGGTACTGGATGGATGGACTACCTCCGGTCGCCGACGCGCCAAGGCTCGAGCTCGAACTGAAGCTCGTGCCCGCGAGCGATCGCGAGGAGGCCATTCAGGTTGCATGGCTTGCGCATCTCGACGGGGATGACGCGCCGCGGGCGGTGAAGCGATGGTGGGTCGCGACGCTGCGCCAGCGTCGACGGGAGCGGACCAACGAACTTTGAGCAGCGTGCCGACCAACTCCGACATCGAGAAGGCGATCCGCGAGTCCGCGGTGGCGCCCGCTTCGGCGTCAAACGACGCGGGCAGCGTGACGCAGCAGGACATCTCGAAGCTGATCGAGCTCGACCGCTACCTCGCGTCGAAGGCGGCGACGAAGCGCCGCGACCGTGGGCTCCGCGTGCAGCGGATCATTCCGCCGGGGGCCGTCTGATGGGCATCATTTCGCGCATCTTCGGCCGCTCGAACGCAGCGCCCGCAGCGCCCGCGCCTCGTCGCGTGGTCGTTCGCGCGAAGTACGACGCCGCGCAGAAGACGCCGCAGAACGCGAAGCACTGGGCGGGCGCGGACGGTTACTCGCCCGCTGCGGCGCTGACCGACGCGATTCGGAAGACCCTGCGCGAGCGCTGCCGCTACGAGGTGGCGAACAACTCGTACGCGAAGGGCATCGTCTCGACGCTTGCGAACGACCTCGTCGGCACTGGCGCGCGGCTTCAGCTGATGATCGAGGACCGCGTGGTGTCGAGCCGTATCGAGGCCGCGTTCGACGTGTGGGCGACCGAGGTGCGCCTCGCGGAGAAGATGCGCCTCCTCCGCTCTGGCCGCTGCGAGAGCGGCGAGGTGTTCGCGGTCCTCGCCTCGAACGCATCGCTGCGCGGGCCGATCAAGCTCGACCTGCGCCTCGTCGAGAGCGAGCAGGTGCCGCTGATCGAGTACGACGAGTTCGGAAACCCGACGCGGTACTGGCTGCTCGACGCGCACCCCGGCGACAACGGCGCGAGCACGATGGCGGGGCCGACGATGATGACGGCGCTCGCGGGCTCGGGCAAGTGGATCGACGCCTCGCGCGTGATCCACTACTTCCGCGCCGAGCGCCCGGGCCAGCTGCGCGGCGTCCCCGACATCGTCCCCGCGCTGTACCTGTTCGGTCAGCTGCGTCGCTACACGCTGGCGGTGCTCGACTGTGCGGAGACGGCGGCGAACTACGCGGGCGTGCTGCACACGGACTCGCCCGCCGGCGGCGAGGCGGACGATGTGGACCCGATGGACACGATCGAGGTCGAGCGCAACTCGTTCATCACGCTTCCCGCTGGCTGGAAGATGGGGCAGCTCAAGGCGGAGCAGCCGACCACGACCTACGAGATGTTCAAGAACGAGATCCTCAACGAGGTCGCTCGGTGCCTGAACATGCCGTTCAATGTGGCTGCGGGCAACTCGAGCAAGTACAACTACGCGAGCGGTCGCCTCGACCATCAGGTCTACCACAAGAGCCTCCGCATCGAGCAGCAGGTTATGGCGGACACGGTGCTCGACCGCGTGTTCTCCGCGTGGATGTCGGAGGCGATCCTGATCTCGGGTCTGATCCCGCCGCAGCTTCGCAGCGAGTCGTGGCCTCACGAGTGGATGTGGGATGGAAACGAGCACGTCGACCCCGCGAAGGAGGCGAACGCGCAGGCGGTTCGTCTCCTCAACGGCACGACGACGCTCGCCGCGGAGTACGCGCGGCAGGGCAAGGACTGGGAGAGCGAGTTGCGGCAGCGCGCGCGCGAGCACGCGCTGATGATCGAGCTCGGTCTCCCGATGCCAGGGCAGCAGGCGATGTCGCCTGATGAGCCCGACCCGAATGGAGGGGAGTGACATGCAGGACATGAGCGGAAAGCAGATCAAGTTCGCGGGCGGTCAGGTCGAGTTCACGGCTCCGACCGAGATCGACGCTGCGGCCGGCGACGAGTCGCCGAAGCTGAAGTCGTTCAGGATGCTGGCCTACACGGGCGGCGCGATGAATGTCGGCTGGGGCGTGCCCGTCGTGGTCGACCTCGCGGGCATGAAGTCGAGCGAGAAGGCGCGACCGATCCTGCTCCAGCACGACCCGCTGCGGATCGTCGGCCACACCGACTCGGTCGAGGTGAAGAGCCTTTCGCGCGGCATGGAGCTTCGCGTCTCGGGCGTGATCTCGGGGGCGAGCGACGCGAGCGAGAGCGTGATGCGCTCGGCCGCGAACGGCTTCCCGTGGCAGGCGTCGATCGGCGCGTCTGCGAATCAGGTGGAGTTCGTGGACAAGGGGGAGAAGGCGGAGGCGAACGGCCGAACCTTCAAGGGTCCAGTCTACATCGTGCGTTCCTCGGCGCTTTCCGAGGTGTCGTTCGTTGCGCTCGGCGCCGACGACAACACAAGTGCATCCGTTGCGGCGTGTGCCGCTGAGATCGCGGGCGATCCCGCAGAAGGAATCAAGGGGAACATCATGGCTGACAAGACTGAAGTCACCGCCGCCAATGGCGCGGCGGACGTGGCCGCAACGGTGAGCGAGATCCGCGCCGCCGCTGCTGCCGAGGCAAACCGCATCGCGTCCGTCCGCAAGGCTGCGGGCGGGAACGCCGAGATCGAGGCGAAGGCGATCGCCGAGGGCTGGACCTCGGAGAAGACCGAGCTCGAGGCTCTCCGCGCATCGCGTCCCGTGATCGGCGCACCCGCCGCTCACATCAAGGGCGATGACGCTCCGAGCTCCGATGTCCTCGTCGCCGCGCTCTGCAAGGCCGGCGGCATGCGCTCGGTCGAGAAGAGCTTCGACGCGAAGACCCTCGAGGCAGCCGACAAGCGCTTCAAGCGCGGCATCGGCCTTCAGGAGCTCCTGCTCGAGGCGGCGTGGGCGAACGGCTACACGGGCCGCTCGTTCCGTGGTCACGAGCGCGAGGTGCTCCGCGCAGGCTTCAGCGGCCTGTCGCTCCCGGGCATCCTCTCGAACACCGCGAACAAGTTCGTTCTCGAGGGCTTCAACGCCGTTGAGAGCTCGTGGCGCTCGATCGCGTCGATCCGCGGCGTGAACGACTTCAAGTCGGTCACCTCGTACCGCCTCAACGGCGGCTTCGAGTACGACGAGGTCGCAGCGAACGGCGAGCTGAAGCACGGCGAGGTGAGCGAGACGGGCTACTCCAATCAGGCCAAGACCTACGGCAAGATGTTCGCCGTCACCCGTCAGGACATCATCAACGACGACCTCGGCGCGCTGACCTCGCTCCCGCAGCGGATCGGCCGCGGCGCGGCACTCAAGATGAACAAGGTCTTCTGGGGCGCGTTCCTCGACAACGCCTCGTTCTTCACCGCCGGCAACGGCTCGCTGAAGACGGGCGCTGGCACCGCGCTCGGCGTCGACTCGCTCACGCAGGCGGAGCAGGCGTTCCTCGACCAGACCGATCCCGACGGCTCGCCGCTCGCGATCGCTCCGAGCATCCTGCTCGTGCCGACCGCGCTCAACGCGAAGGGCGCGCAGCTCATGTCGAGCCTCGAGCTCCGTCCGACCTCGTCCTCGAAGGACGTTGTCGGCAACCCGCACGCGGGCAAGTTCTCGGTGGTCTACTCGGCCTACCTGTCGAACGCGTCGCTCACGGGCAACAGCGCGACGGCGTGGTACCTGCTCGCCGATCCGAGCGTGCTCTCGACGATCGAGGTCGCGCTGCTCAACGGCGTGGAGACTCCGACGGTCGAGACGGCAGACGCCGACTTCAACCTGCTCGGCATCCAGATGCGCGGCTTCCACGATTTCGGCGTGGCGAAGCAGGAGTACCGCGGCGGCGTGAAGATGGCCGGCGCCTGATGAGTGATCGAACGGCGAAGGGCGGGGCTGACAAGTGCGGCCCCGCCCTGAGCCTCGCAAACGAAACAAACGAAAGAGGGCAGAGAAATGGCAATTGCAGACAAGATCGCAGAAGGCAACTACATCGACTACACACCGGGCTCGGCCGTCTCGGCTGGCGCGGTCATCGTGCAGGCGGACCTCGTCGGCGTCGCGGAGAAGGACATCGCCGCGAACACGCTCGGCGCGCTGTCCGTCCGCGGCCTCTACAACATCAACAAGCTCTCGACGGACGTGGTCGCGGTCGGCGCGATCCTGTACTGGGATGTGGCGAACAGCCGCGCGACGATCACCGCGTCGACGCACAAGGTGTTCGGCCGCGCGATCGCTGCCGCCGGCAACGGCACGACGAAGGTGCTCGCGATCCTGAATCCGTGAGGCTGAATCATGGGGAATCTGTTCGACAAGGGCAGCGCGCTCGTGGCATCGGCGATGCGCGCTGCCCTGTCGACGGACATCGTGTACGTGCGCGGCTCGGACAGCGTCAGGATTCCCGCGACGGTCGGTCGCACGGTGTTCGAGGTGGAAGACTCTCACGGCGTGCTGCGCTGGGAGAGCCGAGATTTCTTGGTGAGCGCGTGCGACCTCGTGCTCGGTGCGCTGCCGGTTGTACCCGCGAAGGGCGACCTGATCGAGGAGCGCTCGTGTGATGGGACGGTTCGCACCTACGAGGTAACGGCGCCTGGGCGTGAACAAGAATGGAAGTACGCGGACACGGCTCGGCTGATGATCCGCGTGCATACGAAGTTGAGGACGCAGACGACATGACGGCGACACCAGCACAAGTCGGGGACGCGGTGCTGACGGCGGTGACGGGGCTCACGCTGTCGAGCGCGTACACGGCTGTCCGCTCATTCTGGCCGGAGCGGAAGCCCGACGAGCTGCTGGCGCTGACGCTGACGGTGGTGCCTCGCGCGATCGAGCGCCGCGCGGAGTCTCGAGTGAACGAGCGCATCGACTTCGTGGTCGATGTGATGGTGCAGCGGAAGGTCGACCAGACGGCGCGGGACGCGGAGATCGCGCTCCTGAGCGCGGATGTGGAGAAGGTGGCGGACGCGCTGTACGCGCTCCGCGCGGGAACGACTGGATTCGTGTGCGTGGGCGTGACCATCGACCCGATGGTTTCGCCCGTTCACATGCAGCAGCATGGAGTGTTCACAGGGGTTGTCACCGCTCGGCTTCGCGCCGTCGGCTGAACAGGAGGGATAAGAAATGCCTATTCGTGTTGGACTTGAAGGATCGCTGAGGCGAGGCACTGTTGGAACAGCGATTGCCACGCTGACCGCAGTCAACAATGTGAAGGACCTCACCCTCTCGATGGAGAAGGGGGAGGCGGACACTTCGACTCGCGCAGCCGGCGGCTGGCGCACCACGCTCGGCACGCTGAAGTCTGCGACGCTCGAGTTCAACATGAACTTCGACGTGACCGACACGGACGTGGACGCGTTCCAGCAGGCGTTCATGTCGAACACAATCATCGCGCTCGCGGTGCTCGACGCGGCGAGCGGAGAAGGACTGATCGCGGACTGGACTGTGACGGGCTTCTCGATTGAGCAGCCGCTTGAGGACACGCAGACTGTGAGCGTGACCTGCAAGCCGGCGTACGTCTCGCGTAACCCGGCGTGGCACACCCCGACCTGATAGGAGGAATCTGAACGATGCACGGATTCAAGGATTCAGCGGGACGATATTGGTCTGTTCGTGTGGATGTTGGCGCGGTGAAGCGCGTGCGGTCTGCGCTCGGCGTCGACCTGATGCAGGTGGCGGAGAAGAAGGACGCGGAGGGCGGGCGCGAGCCTGGGGTGTTGGAGCGGCTCGCGTCCGACCCCGTCCTTCTCGTGGACGTGATCTACGTCCTGTGCCGCGATCAGGCGAACGCGCTCGGCGTGACAGACGAGGACTTCGGTGCCGCGATGGCTGGCGACGCGATCGAACACGCGGTGAAGGCGATGCTCGGTGCGATCGTGGATTTTTTCCCGAACCCTCGCGAGAGAGCCGCGCTCAAAAGGTTGCTGGAAGCGGCGGATCAGGAAGCGGATCGTGCGCGCAGCAAGATGGAGGCGCTCGTCGAAGAGAAGCTTGCGCCGAGTCCTGCTGGCGGTTCGTGGCCGAGTCGGCGGCCATCATCGGATTGATTCCCGACGACTTCACGCTTCGCGAGTTGTCATGGATGCACGACGCGAAGATCCGGAGTGAATGGAACCATACGGCATCGCTGATGTGCTTACTGGCAAACGCACACAGCGGAGGTAAGGGCAGACGGTTCAAGATTGAGGATTTCCATCCGCTTGCGCGAAAGAGCAAGTCTCCCGAGATGCGGATTTCAGCGAAGGCGCTGAAGGGAATCTTCGGACTGTGAGGAGCGATCGACGATGACCTGCGACGCGATCAACACCCGACTCGTCCCCGTGTGGAACGCTGCGATCAAGGCGGGCGTCGACTGGCGATTCTCGATTCGATTCCGCGACGAGAGCGGTGCGCCGATCGACCTGACGGGCTGCGTGTTCCGCTGGGCGATGCGGCCGAACTTCGAGTCGGCGACGCTGACGGCGTCGATGTCGACCACGGACGGCCGGATCACGGTGGACACTGTGAACGGCGTAGTGTCGTTCCATCTGCCGAAGTCGGTGACGGTGAATCTCGCAGGTCGGTTTGTGCATGACTGCGAGATGGAGTGGACAGGCGGGCTGGTCGACTCGCTGTGGGAGGGCGCTGTCACGGTTGGTCGTGAAGCCGCGCGGGGGGTGATCCCATGAGCGCGACGAACACTGGCTGGCGGTTGATGCTTCTCGACGCGCCGCAGGTGAACCTGTCGCTCGAGACGAGCCCGATCCTGATGGAGTTGGTGTCTCCGGGGCCGCAAGGCGCAAGCGGATCTGCGTCGTCTGTGACAAGCGTGAACGGCGAGACGGGTGCAGTGACGCTCGACGCCGCGGACGTTGGAGCTGCGGCTGCGGTTCACGGCCACGCGATCTCGGATGTCACAGGACTCCAGACTGCGCTCGACGGGAAGGCCGCGTCGAGCCACACGCATCCGACCACGGATATCTCGGGCTTGGGCGCGCTTGCGACGCTGAACAGTGTCGGTACGTCGCAGATTGCCGATGGCGCTGTCACGAATACCAAGATCGGCAGCAAGGCAGTTGATACTGCGAAGATCGAGAATGGCGCGGTACAAGCGTTGCAACTCGACACCAACGCAGTCGAGACGGCGAAGATCAACAACAAGGCAGTTACGCTTGCCAAGTTGCAGGACATCGCAGGATCTAGCATCATTGGCCGTACTGCTGGAACCGGAACGCCAGAGCAGATAGCACTGTCTGCGGATTTCGTGTTGGAGGATTTGATTCCCGGCGGCGCTACGTTGTCGATTTCGACCAGAACTGCGCGATCTGTGCTCGGTCGCAGCGCCGGAACGAACGGCGCACCCGCTGACATTGTGGCTAGCACGGATGGCCACGTACTGCGCCGCGCATCTGGGGTTCTTGCGTTCGGTACGCCGCCTGCTACGGGTTCAAGCGGTCAAGTGATGTTCAACGACTCCGGCGTAATCGCTGGAGATTCTGGATTCACCTTTGATCCGCTGTCAGATACCGTCACTGTTGGTTCGGTTGCGTTCACTTCAAACGGAGAATTGATCCGCAACACGACGAACGGGCAAATGGACTTCATGCCTGCGCCCGTCGCCGCGAATGCGTTCGGCGTGTACATGGACTTCACGAGCTTCACGGTCGGCGCTCGCATGGGCGTGATCCGTTCCGACAACGGAGTGAAGAACCCAGCCGGGTCGTACATCCAGTTCGAGACGCAATTGGCGATCGTGTCGGACACGAACACCGTCTACGGCAATAACGCCGAATGCGTGATGCGCGTCACGACAACAGGCAACGACACATTCCAAATCGCGCCATCTGTTGCCGCCGGACGCAGCGCGGCGGTGGCGATCTGCAACCAATCACACGTAGGCGTGGCAAATCGCTCGCCCGCAACGGCGCACGCTGATCCGACGTTCTACGTGTACTCAAGCGACGGAACGCAAGCGCTCGACTACGTGCGCATCTCGCACAACCAAACCGACGCAGTGATTGAGTCGGGCGCGGGCAATCTGAACCTCGTCAGCGCGGGCGACATCAACAACAACGGCAACAGGATACCGAAGGTGTTCAGCGGCACGACCGCGCCGGGCGCGGGCACTGGCACGGACGGTGACCTTTACTTCCAGTACTGAGGATGACATGGCAGACAACATCGGCTATACCCCAGGCACAGGCGCGACGGTCGCGGCGGACGAGATCGGCGGCGTGCTGCATCAGCGCGTCAAGATCGGTGTTGGCGCGGACGGCACGGCTGTGGATGTCAGCGAGGCGAACCCGATGCCGATGGCCGCATATGGCGAACTCATCGAGGCCATCGAGGCGCTGCGCTTCACGGTGGCCTCTCTTACCCGCACGCTCAACGCGTCGATTCCAGACGCGAGCGGCAGGCAGCGCGTCAATGCCGAGACGGCGGTGCTCGCAAGCGGAACGCTCACGACCTGTTCTACCGTCACCAGTCTTTCGCAGATCGGCACAATCGACGCGCGAACCGTGGTGAACGACCTCAACAAGTTCGCAGCCGACTCGCTGCGACGCAACATCGCAACGAGTTGACTCATGCCAACAACCAACGGAAACCGCAAAATCCTCGACCCCAAGCGCTGGGAGTACATGACCCCAGCGCCCGCCGCCACGGCAGCAGGATCGTTCATCGCTTCTTCGCGGCACTATCGCCAGCAGCAACTTTATGTACAGGCGCAGACGGTCGCGTACCTCTACAACCCGAACGAGGACGGCTGGGTTCAGACACCTAGCCCCGGCCTTGCGGCGGCGTTGGCGGCTGGGTCGTGCGGCACGGCGGGTTCGTTCTCCACTGGCAGCACGATCGCTGTGGCATCGCTAACAGCGACGGCGGGTACGACCTCCACGATCACGACGAATCAGACGCTCGCCCGCGACCTTCGCGGGTACTCCATTCAAATCCTCGCGGGGGCGAACGCGGGCGTGACGCTGCCCATCGTGTCGAACACGATCGGATCAAACGCCGTCATCACCGTCGCCACGCAAGCGAGCGCGTTCAGCAATGCGACGGTCTACAGGCTTGTGACCCCCGTCTGGTATGTCGGCAACGGCGGCTCAACAGCCGCAGCCTCGTTCCGAAAGTACGACTTCGCGACCAACTCTTGGACGACGCTGGCGAACATGCCCGCATCCATCGGCACGGACGCGCGAATGATGGCCACGCCGTCTTGGGTGGACAGCGCGTATGTGTCGTTCGCAACTGGCACGGCGACGAGCGCCACGGGAACCACGCTCGTCAACGCCGCGAAGACATGGACTACGAACCAGTGGACGAACTATCAGGTTCGCATCACGGGCGGCACTGGCGCGGGTCAGATTCGCACGATCTCAAGCAACACGGGAACGACGCTCACGGTTCCGACATGGAGCACGACCCCCGACTCGACCTCGGTGTACAGCATTGAGGGGAACGACGATTTCCTGTACCTGATCGGAAACGCCGCTGTCACGCTGTACCGCTACAGCATCACATCGAACACATGGTCTACGATCACGCCGACCGCAGCGCGCGGCGGCGCGCCGGGCGCGGCTTTGTCGGGTTCGTGGATTTGGGGTGTGACGCAAGCGGATTGGACGAACGAGAGCGCCATCCTCAACGGGCGATTCCTCTACTCGTTCCGTGGCGGCGCGGGCGCGCAGATCGACCGCTACGACATCGCGCTCAACGCGTGGAACGCCGTCACATACTCGCCCGCCGTCGAGACATTCACCACGGGATCGAAGTGGATTTACGCGGGAGACTACCTGTACGGCACGAAGGAAGTCACAGGCCGATGGTTCCGCTACGACATCGCCCAGAGCGGCATGGAAGGCATGACCACGATGAATGTCGGGCAGGGCACGGCCATCGTCGGAGACACGGCTTTCGATGTCGTCTACAAGGACGGCGCGACCAGCATCCCGTATCTGCACATGCTGATGAACACCTCCACTATTCACGCAAGGATGATGGTGATCTGATGACGATCCAAGAACTTCTCGACCTCGCGCGAAACAAACTCGCCACGCTGGCGCGGCAGCGAGAGCACGCATGGTCGCAGGGCGACTCGGCTCTTGTCGCCGCGCTTGACGCGAAGATCGCGACAACGGAGGACACCGTCGCCGCGCTCGAAGGGCTCGCGTAATGTTCCTCACGCTGCTCTCATTGTCTGGCGCACCCCCGGTCGGCACGCAGGCGTTTATCAAGGTGAGCGGCGTGTGGGAACTCGCCACGGTATTCATCAAGGTAAGCGGCACTTGGCAACCCGCGCAGCCGTTCTGGAAGAGTGGAGGATCGTGGCAATGAGCATCGACCTGAATCTCGTCGTCGCAGTGCTGACCGTCGTCACAAGCATCCTCGGCGTCGGATGGAAGCTCGGGCAGATAGCCTCAGGCATCCGTCTCGAGATCGCGGAAATCAAGGGGATTCTGCAAGTTCACTCGGAGCGCGTGACGCAGCTCGAGCGCCGCGTCGACGCGGTGGAGAAGTCATGTAACACCAACGCGGCCTCGTGCCGTAGAAAGACGAGAACACGATGAAGCCAGGCTATAAGACCACGGAATTTTGGCTCTCTGTCGCGGCGATGATCGTCGGCGCGGCGATGGCAAGCGGTGTGTTTGAGGCAGACTCGGGCGGCGATCGAATCCTCGGCCTTGCCGCTACCGTTCTGGCCTCGCTCGGATACACGGTGTCTCGCGGCATGGCCAAGAAGGGGGCGTGAATGCCCTCGACCGCATCGTCGCGGCCGTGGCTCTCGGCCTGTTTCGCTGGCTTGAGAGCCGCGCTGAGTCACGGCATCGCGCCGTGGATGCTGCTGTGGATCGGGATCGGCTGCGCCGCGGCGGTGCTCGGATTCGCGAGTGGTTGCAGCAGAACAGTCTTGGTCCCCGAGTCGAGCCCGATTCGGATCGGCCCCGAGACGAGAACCCGCGTCTACGCCCTTGACGGCGGCGAGTGGGTGCTGAGCGAGAACAGGGTCGAGATCCCCGAGGGGTGGTACTGCGTGCCGCCCTCGTTCGTGGAGGAGAAGGAGTAGGCCGATGTTCACGATGAAGGCCGACACATCCAAGTTCTTCGATCGCGTGATCGTCGAGACTGAGGTCGAGCGGATCGAGTTCGAGGGGCTGAAGCGCAACGCGCTCTACCTGCGTCGCGCTGCGCGTAACTCGATCCGTCGGCGGAAGAGTCCGTCGCAACCGGGTCAGGCGCCGCGCTCTGTTCGCGGTGATCTGAAGCGCGGCATCCAAGCGCATTACGAGCGCGGAATCAGCGAGGCGGTTGTCGGGCCTGTCAGGTTCGATTGGGGCACGGGCGCTCCGAATGTCCTCGAGTTCGGCGGCGACTCGGTGATCGACAACTCGGTGGTGCGCAATGTCGGCGACGGCGGCGAGATCCGCGTGGTGAGCGGTGCGGCGGCGGGCGTGAAGCGCGACTCGTCGGGCAAGTTCCTCCGCGCGTCGCAGCGGGGCAAGGAGGTCCGCCCCGGCGTGCGCGTCGTGTACGGCAAGATCCGCACGCAGGCTCAGGCCGACCGCGCGACGCGGATCAACCGTGAGATATTCGGGCCGCGCACGATCAGGGTGGCGGAGCGGCCGTTCATGGCGCCCGCGCTTGAGCGCTCGCTGCCGAAGCTCGCGCCGATGTGGTCAACGAGCGTAAGGGGAGGCGGCGATGTCTAAGCAAGGCGGAATCAAGGCGGGCGCTGCGTACGTCGAGTTGTCGATGCGCGACAAAATCACGGAGCCACTTCGTCGCGCCGAGAAGCGCATGGAGTTGTTCGGCGAGAAGGTGAAGGAGATCGGGAGCGCGGTCGCGATGGCCGGCGCGGCTGTGACCGCGTTCGGCGGTGCGATCGTCGTCGCGGCGGCTGCGAGCGTGGCTGCGTTCGCGAAGATCGCGGGCGACTTCTCCGACCTCGCTGCGCAGACGGGCCTGACGGCCGAGCTGATGAGCGAACTGGAGATGGCGCTCAAGGACGCCGGATCGAGCGTGGAAGAGTTTTCCAAGTCGGTCGTGAAGTTGCGCCGCTTCATCTCCGAGGCGGCGCAGGGATCGAAGGGCGCGGCCGAGGCGCTCGGCAGGCTCGGCCTGACTGCGTCCGAACTGATCGACCTCTCTGCCGACGAGCAGTTCCTCAAGATCGCCGACGCGCTGTCGAAGGTCAAGAACCCGACCGACCGCCTCGCGCTCGCGATGGAGTTGTTTGGCAAGAGCGCGTACAAGTTGCTTCCCGTCCTCGAAGCGGGCGGCGCTGGCATCGACGAGTTCCGGCGCAAGGCGCGCGAGATGGGCTTCAGCCTGAGCGGCGAGACTGCCGACGCGGCCGACGCGCTCGGCGCGCAGATCGAGGTGCTGCAAGATCAGTTCGGCCGCATCGCTGTAGCGATTGGTGAAGCGCTTCTACCTGTGGCGAACGCCTTCGTCGCGGTGATGCAGGGGCTCGTCGGCCGCGTGATCCAGTTCATCCGCGAGAACCAAGGGCTCGTTCTCGGCGTCACGGCAGCGGGCGTCGCGCTGCTCGGCGTCGGCACTGCGATCGGCATCGTCGGCGCAGGGCTTGTGACGTTCGGCGTCCTCATCTCAACTACGTCTACGGTGCTCGGCGCGTTGGCGGCAACGTCCTCGCTCGTCGCGACGGCGTTCGCGGGAATCGTCCCAGCGGCTACTGCTGCATGGGCAGCGGTAACAGGCCCGGTGTTCCTCGCGGTCGCCGGCGTCCTCACGCTCGGCGCCGCGATCGCGTACGCGACGGGGCTGCTCGGAGCGGCGGCGGCGTCGTTCTCCGCGCTGTGGGATGTCGGCGTCGAGACGGCGAGCGGCCTTGTGGCGGCGTGGCAGGGAGTGACCGACGCGATCGCCGCCGATGATTGGAGTCTCGCGGGAGAGATCGCGGTGCAGGGACTCGAGGTTGCCATCCGGCGAGGACTCGAGGGAATCGTTTCGCGCGTGGTGATTCCGTTCGCGGCGAAGGTCTACAAGATCATCGGGAAGATTCCGGGGCTTGGATCGGTCGCGGATTTCGGTGCGGCGCTGAGTGCATCGGGCGGGCTGATTGATTTCGGCGGATCGCAAGCGCAACGCGAGCTCGACGAGTTGACGAAGCGCGCCCGCGAAGCGCGTCGAGACGCGTCTCCTGCGTCGCGTCCGATCGAACCCGATGACATCGCGCCATCTGCGCCCGCGCTCCCGGAATTGCCGGGCGTCGATGCTCCAGCTCTACCCGATCTCGCCCCCGCGCAAGCGGAGATTCAGACTCGCCTCTCGGCGATGGGCGGTTTCAACGCGGCCGCGCTTGGCGGAATGTTCGGTGACTCGGGATCGAAAATCGAGGAGCACACAAAGAAATCGGCGGAGTATCTACAGAAGCTACTCGAGCAAGGCAAACGGCAGCGCGACGCGCTCGTGTGGTCGTAAGGAGGAAGAATGCCAGCGACGGCGCTATGGAATCTCGAGGGGACTGAGGTCACGACGGGCGCAAGCCCGAGTGCCCGTCTTCGATACACCGTGAAGGACGCAACCGACGAGAGCGATGCTCTCGCGGCTGTGGCGACTGCGGCGCCATCGACCTACAACGGGATGCCGCGATCAAGTCGATCGTGCGAAACGATTGACGCGTCGACGTTCGTGGTTACGGTGACATATCAACCAAACCGGTTTGAGAGTGCGGCAGGCGCTTCTCCTCGGTTTGAGTTCGACACGACAGGCGGCAGCGAGCAGATGTTCCTCGCTCTGTCGACGATCGCCTCGTACGCGGCACCTGGCGCTGGTACTGCCCCCGACATGAAGGGTGGCATCAACGTCACGAGCGACGGCCCACAGGGGATATCGCGGCCTGTTCCCGTCTATAACTTCAGCGAGACGCACACGATCGCTGCGGCTTCGTTTACGTCGGCCTACAAGGCGACGATCTTCTCGCTCACAGGGAAGGTCAACAACGCCACATTCAAGGGCTTCGCCGCGGGCGAGGTGCTGTTCCTCGGTGCTCGCGGCGCGTCGAACGCAAACGGCGACTACGAGATCACGTTCTCGTTCAGCGCGCTCCCGAACGTGAGCGGCGCGACGTTCGGCCCGTTCACAGGCGTCACGAAGAAGGGCTGGGATTACCTGTGGGTCCACTCGGTTGAGGAGGAGGACACGACGGCGAAGCGCGTCGTGAAACGACCGCAGCACGCATACGTCGTGCAGGTGTTCCCGTACGCGAATCTCTCGTCACTCGGAATCTGAACCATGTCGACGTCCGGCGACCCTCTGAAGCGCGTACTGCCCGGTGAGCCGTTTGCACCGAGTGCTGCCGCGTGGAACGCGATGATCGAATCTGCGCGGCGGATCGCCCAGATGGAGTCGAGCTCTCAGCGCTCGCTCTCTCCGAATGTTGCGCCGGGATTGGTTCGTGTCCGCAACTCGTCCGGCACGGCTCTCGACGCTGGCGACATCGTCGGATTCGGCGATGTCCTGTTCACTCCGACCGACAATCTCGACGAGTTCCGATTTCGTCCGACGGTGCAGGCCACGATTCCCACTCGCGCGTCACACTCCGCGCATTTCGGTGTGTTGGCGGGCGCGATCCCAAACAACGGGATCGGGCATGCCCAGGTATCCGGGCTTGCGGCTTGCCGTGTTGAGTCTCTGAGTACCACGGTACTGCCGGGCTGCGTCGAAGTTCGGAACAACGACGCGACCAAACTCTCGCTTGTGAGCGACGGCATCGCTCGCGTGGTGTGGCGTGAATCCGGAACGGGCACGAAACGCGCGATCATTCTGTTCTCGCGTGTATCGACGCTGCGATTTTTCGCGCGTATCACCGGCTCGGCGCTCATATCGGGTGCGAGTTACCGATGGGCGTACTCGTGGGAAGAGGTGATGTTGCCCGAGTATGGATCGGGCGACACGTTCGCGCTTGTTCCGGGAGGGCGCTCGGGAACGACTACGACTCGATACGCGATCAACGCGATGGAGGCCGACAACACCTCATCCTTCGCGGGCGCTTCGTATCAGATCGACGCTGGCGAGACGTTCTTGCCGCGTCCGATCGGACTCACGCGCGGATCGGTGCAGCGGAATCCGGTGGTCGAGATGCGTCGCCTGACGAATGGCCGGCATGTATTCGATCCGCCAAACACGATCGACGGGGAGTGTGCATGAGCGTCAAGAAATCCTGCTGTTGTGGTGGCTGTTCGTCGCATGATTGCCTGAGCGGCGGCACCATCGACACGGGGTGCTGTCACTCCTGCGATCACCTGCTTCTGTGGTGCGAGCGTCCCGGATTCAGCGGGCGCCGCGAGGTGCTGTGGCAAACGCAGACATTCCCTCCCACATGGTGTGAAATCTGTGAGACAAAGACGCACGCGGGTCTGCCTCCGGTGCAGGCCATCTATCAGTATTACGGCACGTTCTGGCGCGTTCAGTACCTCGGCGGTCCGCAGCCACAACGCGGGCTGAAGAACATCCTGCCGCCGTTCCCGGAGTGCCCGACTCGAGCGTGCTTTGGCGATGACCCCGACTGCACGTCGTGCAACCCGAGTGGACCATTCGGCGGCAACACCTCGGGCTGTGCCTGTGGCGGAACGAGCAGTAACTCGGTCTACAGCCAGTACCAACTGGATCGGTATCAGGAAGACCCCGACACGCGGTGGGCACCGGAAGTGATCTGTTGGAAGAACGGCAACGCGCTCTCCGGAACACTCGGACGACTCGATCGGCAGATTCTCGGCATCGTGTACTTCGAGCGATGGTGGCGCATCGCGCAAGGCACGGCGGACTGCAACGAGTACCGAATCGTCGTACCCGACTGCACGAAAGACCCGGTGACCGGCGACTACTCGTGCTCAGGCGGGCCGGCGGTGCAAGGCGACGATCTCGTTCCGAAGTGGTGGATTCACGCTTGCAGCGGCGTTCCGCTGTTCGACTTCGATCTCACGGACGCCGTGGGTCGCGGACTCATCACGAGCACCGAGGCTGACGATGTTCGGAACCTCGCGTCGCAGGGCATCCAGCCGGATCAGGCAACGCTCGCGAAGATGGCCGCCGGCGGATATTTCGACTCCCGTGATTGGCGCGAGGAACAGCGGCAGGCGTTCATCGACCTCGACGCGCGATTCCCCGGAGCGGGCTACGGCGCGTGTGTAGAGGCTGTTGGCGACATGGATGAACTTGGCCCCTTCCGCCGGCGGCTGACGCACCCGTTCGCCGCTCAGATCGACGAGCCGATTCTCCGAGCTGCCGACGCCACCGCCTCGGGCACCACGTTGCAGGCGTCGTGCATGATCGACTACCCGGGCGGGTGGACTGCGGGCGACGCTGGCGACTACGAATACTGGGCTGATCGCCAGTGGGTGTATTTCCGAGGTGTCCCGGGCGGTTGGATTTGGGCGGGATGGAACGCCCCCGGCGACGACGCCTGTGTGCAACTCGGGATCACCGACGAGGAGCAAGCCATTCTGCATGGCTGCGGTCGTTTCGATCCGACGTGCATCGAGGCTATTCGTGGTTGGCCGCTGCCGCCGCCCACCTGCACGCCGTGCACGGCATCGTGCAAGTGTGAGGGCATCACCTACACCAACTGCTCGTGCGCTTCGTCGTGTCCCGAGTGCGACCCGATCCCCGAAGTCGGCTGCGGCGGACAGCCGCTCTGCGACGGCAACGACACAGGCAACGGCAGCGGCGACTGTGAACAGTTCGGCGTCGAGCCGTTCTGTGAGGGGCTTCGCATGGTGTACGCGTACTACAAGTACGTTCCGCAGTTCAGCGGCTCCTGTGAGGACTGCGAGAACAACGGCAAGGAAACGTGCGCTCGCTCTGTGCTTTCGTACTTGATACCCGCGCGCGTATCGAGTAACTCGTGGGCTGACGTCGTGCCGTACACCTGTCGGCCTGAGAACCCTCCACTCGGTGTGCCGAATCTGTTCCCACCGATCATCGGCGCACACCAAGCCACGACGGCGGTGTGCCTCGGGATTCTCAACGCCGACCCGCTGTACTCGGAGGGAGACATGTGCTGCGGTGGATCTTGCCCGACAACAGCGGGCGAGCTCGACTGCTGCGGTCAGGTTGTCACGACGTGCGAAGGAAACAACGACTGCCCGCCTCACTCGCTCGAGGGGCAGATCGACTGCATCGGGCACGAGATCGAATGCCAGGTTCAGGAGTAGGCCATGTATCTACGCAGAGGCGCACAAAACCTCGATTGGCGCAAGGGGAAGGTCACGGTGCGCAACGTCGCGTCGTATGTCGCGGCGGAGGCGTCTCTCGCGGTGCTCGGCCCTGTCGCGTCGGATGTGTTTGAGGCTCGCAAGGCTGCGTGCATGGGGTGCGAGCATCGAGCCACCGATACCGATCCGCCGGATGACATCGGCTTCTGCCGGAAGTGCGGGTGCGGGACATCAGCTCGCGCTCGACTGACGATCAAACTCACGATGCCCGCGGCGGAGTGCCCACTAAAAAAATGGTGATTGGGAGGCTGCATGGGGAAGCAAAAAACCAAGACGCCGACGCCGCTGTTTCGCGTCACTCAGAAGTCGCGGAACATCCACGTCGTGGACATAGAGCTAAAAAGCCTGTCAGAGGATCGTTGGTTTTTGCTCTCGAGCGATCGCCACCACGACAACCCGCACAGCGACCACGATTTCGAGTTGAAGCACTTGCGCGAGGCGGTCGATCGCGGCGCGGGAATTGTCGATCTCGGAGATAATTTTTGTGCAATGGGCGGGCGCGGCGATCCACGGCGGGCCAAGCACGGCGTCACGCGGCCCGAGCACGCGATGGCGAACGATTATTTCGATTCGCTCGTGACTCACGCAGCGGATTTCTACGCGCCGTTCGCGCGGAACTTCGTGGTGATCGCGCGCGGGAACCACGAGACGAGCGTCTTGAAGAATCAGGAGACTGATCTCACCGAGCGTCTGTGCGAGCGAATGTCTGCCATAAGCAAGCATCGCGTGTACTCGGGTGGCTACGGCGGCTGGGTGCTGTTTCGTATCAAGTACACCACGCAGGTCTACTGCCTGAACATGAAGTACTTCCACGGCTCCGGCGGCGGCGGTTTGATGACGATGGACACGCTGCGAGTGCGGCGCATCGGCTCGTGGACTCCCGACGCGGATGTGATCGCTGGTGGTCACACGCACGATAAATGGGTCATGGAAGTCGAGCGCGAACGGCTCAAGACCAAGAACGGCGACTACAAAGTTGAACTGAGCACCCAGTACCACGTTCGCTGCGGCACCTACAAGGACGAGTACGGCGACGGCTTCGGCGGCTGGCACATCGAGCGCGGCGGTCCACCGAAGTCGCTCGGCGCGGTCTGGATGAAGTTGTGCTTGTCTGTGCCGCAGGGAGAATCGAAAGATCGCCGCATCAGCATCAAGTTTGAAAGGGCCGACTGAAATGGCCCGTCGCAAGGCCATCCGCACAACGATCCGCGGCGATGTGTGGCGCGTCGAGTTCGCGCATATCGGGGACTACGGGCACTGCGAGTTTGGCTCGTGCCGCCGCACGCGGCGCATCCGCCTGTCGCCGTCGCAGTCGGACGGGGAGCTGCTCGACACGGTGATCCACGAGATGATCCACGCGCAGGACTGGGACTTGTCGGAGGAGGCGGTGACGCAGCGCGCGACGGAGATCGCGACGGTGTTGCAGCGGTTGTTCGATGTGACGCGGAAACCTGCTAGTCCTCGCGTATCGGCACGACTTTCCCGTTCTTGATGTCGACGGCGTGCTTCGCGGCGGCGAGCATGAATGAGATGCCGAGCGGCAGAACGCAGCAGAGTCCGCATGGGGGCACCGTGATCGACAGCACGATTCCTGCGACGAGGAAGAACCCCGCAACCGAGAACACGCAGCCGATGTTCCAGTTCGCCACGCGCTGGCTGATCTCTCCGAATCTCCGCTTCGGTCCTGGCTTCTCGTTCCCCATCGCTTGACTCTCCTACCTGTGCCGCCCGTTGAGCGGCGTGTATCGGCCGACCACGCGCACGATGCGCGAGATTCGGCCTGTGTCCTGATCGTCGCTCTCGACTCGCGGGCGATGGCGCCGCGCGTTGAGGGGGCGCAGCTCGACGCGTCCGTCGCCGAGGCGGTAGACGGCCTTGATGGTGTCTGATCGGTCGCGCATCTCGACGTAGCACGGGTCGCCGTCGCTCCACGACGCGCGCGGCGAGCAGACCACGATGTCGCCTTCGTCGAAGAGCGGCGACATGGAGTCGCCGACGACCTCGAGCGCGAACGCGTGCTCGTCGCCGACGGCCTGCGTGGTGATCGGGAGCGTCGAGCGCGGCGCGTCGATCTCTGCGCTGTGGTTGGCGCTGCCGGCGGCGACGGGCGCGAGCATCGGCACGCCGCGCGGCGCGGTGCTCTCCTGCATGGAGCCAGAGACGCGCATCGAGAGCGGGCGTTTCTTGATGATGCGGCGTAGATCCGCGTCGAGCCTGTCGCGCGAGATGCCGAGCGCGAGCGCGATCTCGCCGAGCCGCTTCGCGGTGAACGGCAGTTCGCCCTGCACCAGTTTGGTCCCCGTGCTCTCGGATTTCTTGCCCATGCGGGCGGCGAGAGCCTTCTGCAAGACCCCCATCTCGTCGAGCAGGTCGCGCAGCGCCGCCCCGATTTCTTGATTGGTTGGCTCCATGTATTGACGGTAGCAGGGTTTACGGCGCTACCGCGAACTTTCCAGAAAAAAGGTGCAGAAGGGGGTTGACTCCTGCCGAAACTATCCGTAACTTCCCCGAACTACCGCTGAATGCGGGCTTCAGAGACCATCCGATGATTGATTCTCAGACCACCCCCCAAATGCTCACGGTCGCGGAGACCGCCGAGCGGCTCAAAATCTCAGCCGACCTTGTCCGTTCGCTGATCGCGAAGGGCTCGATCACCGCATCGCGCTACTCCGAGCGCGGCCACTACCGCGTCTCCAAGACGGCGCTCGCCGAGTTCATCGCCGCGCGCGAGGCGGTCACCGCCGAGTCGTGCCGCTGCGCACGAAAGGGGTGCCGCCGATGAAGCGCACACCGCTCGTCTCGCTCGGCCAAGGCGACTACAGCCGCGACTACCACGGCGCGGAGGACTTCCGCCTCGTGCCGTGGGTGCTGTTCCTCGTCGCGCTCGTCTGCATTTCGATCGGCGCCATCCTGATCGAGCAAATGAACCAACCAAGCGGTGCGCGGGCCGACGACTCCCGACCCATCGCCCAACCGGCGGACAGCGGCGCTCTCGGCTCCTGAGCGACCGCGCGGCTCGGTGAAAGCCCGAGCCCCGCCATTCACACACGACAGAGCCAACCAGTGGATTTCCCCGCGCTCGTTGCGCGCGGCTGTCTCACGGCCAAGAGGAACGAACCGATGCAGGAACGAACCGACACCATCCCCGCGAAGGGCCTCCACCGCATGGCGGATCGGCGGTACTTCTCGCTGGACATCCCGAGCTGCAGCGGCACGAAGCCGCTCATCAGCGGCACGAACGCGCACCTCGCGTGGGAGCGCGACCACCCGCAGGACGAGACGGACGCGATGCTCGTCGGCTCGTACCTCCACGCGCGGCTCTTGCAGCCTGCCGAGGTCGCGAAGCAGTTCGTGGTCTGCCCGAAGGTGGATCGCCGCACGAAGGAAGGCAAGGCGCAGTGGGCGGCGATGGAGATCGACGCCGAGAAGCGCGGCGCCTCGCTGATCGCCGAGAAGGACGCGGAGCTCGCGGAGTCGATGGCTGCGGCCGCGCTCTCGCACAAGGGCGTCGCGCATCTCCTGTATTCGTGCGTCGAGCGCGAGATCGTCGCGATCGGCGAGATCGCCGGGCGCCCTGCGAAGTGCAAGATCGACGGCATTCTCGCGAGCAAGAACGGCGGGCGCGAGGTCTGCGTGCTGGATGTGAAGTCGACCGTGTCGGCGTCGAACCGCGACTTCGGGCGCTCGGTCATCTCCTTCGGCTACGCGCACCAAGCGGCGTTCTACGCGCGCGTCCTCGACAGCATCGGTCTCCGCTGCGAGGACTTCGTCTTCATCGCGATCGAGAAGGAGCGCCCGCACTGCGTCGCGGTGTACCGCCTCCCCGAGGTCGCGGTGAGCGTGGCCGACCACCACATCGACCGACTCGTCGAGCGCTGGTGGAAGGTCAAGGCGGGCGACCGCACGGGATACCCCGAGGAGATTCAGGATCTCGTTCTGCCCGGCTGGTGGCTGCGCGGCGGATACGGCGACGAGTGAGCGACACACAACCACCAACACGCAACACCAGCAAAGGAAACAAACGATGACCACACCAGCAGCAGAAGCGTACTACGAAGCGCAACATCTCAGGGAGCACGAGGGTCTCGCGGTCGCGGTGCACAACCCGCACGGAAAGCCGATCGACGAACTGCCCGTGATCTACGGGTGGAACAACGGCGGCTCGTACGGATTGATGGCCGCACGGCTGATCGCGCAGGACGGCACGACGCTCGGAGGGCACGCATGCTCGAGCGAGGCGTACATGCCCGCCGACCTCGGCATCCTCGAAGGCACCCGGCCCGACCGTCACGAGGAGTTCCGCAAGCACTACCCAGACGGCTACCGCATGGAGTTCGTCGGCTACGAACAGGCGCGTAATCACGCTGGCTTGGTCGAGGCGGTCCGCAGAAACCAAGCGGGGGGGAACTGAACATGGCAAAGCGAATCACACAGCAGAACGAAGAGACGGCGCTCGCGACCACCGCGCCGAACGACGCCGAGTGGCGCGCGATCGAGGGCGTCGTGATCGGCGGCGACCTGACGCCGCTCACGCCCGAGCAGCGCGTCCGCTACATGCAGCGCGTCTGCACGGGCCTCGGGCTGAACTGGGAGACGAGCCCGTTCATCTATGTGAAGCCCGCGGACAAGCTGATCCTGTACGCGACGAAGGACTGCGCCGCGCAGCTGAGGCGCCGCGACGGCATCTCGATCGAGGTGACGGGGCGCTCGTTCATGCCCGAGCAGGGGATCTACTGCGTCGAGGTCAAGGCGACGAACGCCCAGGGCCGAAGCGAGACCGCGATCGGCTCGGTCGGCGTCATGGGCATGAAGCACGAGACCCTCGCGGGCCAGATGATGCGCGCCGAGACGAAGGCCAAGCGCCGCGTCACGCTCTCGCTCTGCGGCCTCGGCCTTGACGGCGAGGATGACATGCCCGCGTTCTCGCCGATCGGCAACGGCAGCGCGAAGGGCGACAGGACCACGGACAGCCTCATGGCGGGGAACGCGGCGGCGGACGGACTCGAGGCTGGCGCGCAGCCGAGTGCGATCAAGGGACTCATCGTCTCGGATCATCAGTCGGCGTCCGTCTCCGCCGCAACGCTCGCGAAGGCCGCTCCGTTCGTCGCGAGCCCGAGCGATGCCGCGAGCGTCATGCAGACGCTCTCGGACAACATCGCGCGCGAGGCCGCCGCGGCCGACCGCATCGACACGGGCACCTCGCCGCCACCGAAGACGGGCATCGTCGAGAAGGCGATGGACATCCTCTCGCCGCTCGGCTTTGAGGTGGTCGCCGAGACGGCCTCGCCCGCCGCGCTCGATGACGAGATCGAGGTGCTCGCCGACGAACTGGTCGCGCTGAACGACGCGCTCGGCGAGAAGAAGACCACGGTGAAGGCGATCCGCGCGTGGGCGCAGAAGACCTACCCGAACGACCTCGCGGCACAGGCCGCAGAACTCAAGAAGCGGGTCGAGGACAAGCGCGCGAAGGTCGCGTCGCTGTCGGCGACCGCATGAACCCGAAAGGAGCCAAACACAATGGCATTCGACTGGACCAAGAGCGTGAGCGCCCCGCAACTCGAGCCGGGCGACCACAAGTGCACGATCACGGATGTGAAGCGCAGCGGCAAGAACGGCATGTTCGAGGCGAACGACGGCTCGCCGAAGCTGATGGTGGTCTACCAAGACCACCGCGGCGCGCAGATCGCGCAGTTCTTCACGCTGAACGAGAAGTCGGCGTGGGTGCTCGCGAAGCTGCTGGGCGCGGTCGAGCCCGCGATCGACCTCGCCGCGATCACCGCGAAGGGCATAACGCCCGCGCACTTCGCCGACCTCGACTTCGCGCGCAAGAACCTCGTCGAGAAGCAGCGCACCGTGTTTGTCCGCGTGAAGAACGCCGACCGCGTGGACAAGAACGGGAACCCCGTGCTTGAGGCGGAGCCGATCCAAGCGGCCTTCGCCCGCGTGAACACGCCGCCGAGCGCGCCCGCACCTGCGGCGGCTCCGACCGCTGCCGCGCGACCGCCAGCGTCTCGTCCGATCGACGAGGACGAGGTTCCGTTCTGACATTCCACTCGGCCTCGGTGCGTCGGAAACGGCGCATTGAGGCTTCCCATCGGCCTCGGTGCGCTGCACCCGGTGCATCGAGGCTTTCGACAGCGAGGCAAACACCATGACCACCAAGACCCCGACCGCAGGACGCCCCCGCAAGGTGATGCTCGATAGCATCGAGTACGAGCCTCAGAATCAGGCGCGCGTTCAACTGAACAACGACACCGTCGCCGAGTACGCCGACGCGATGGGGCGGAAGGAGAAGCTCCCGCCGATCGTGTGCTACCACGACGGCTCGACCTACTGGCTCGCGGACGGCTTCCACCGCTACCACGCGGCACGGAAGCGCGGCGAGAAGTGGATCGACGCGCAGGTCATCAAGGGCTCGCGCGACGATGCCAGGTGGCACGCGGCGGGCGCGAACACCCAGCACGGGCTCAATCGCACGACCGCCGACAAGCAGAAGGCGGTGCGCCTCGCGCTTGAGCTGCGGCCGACGCTGAGCGACCGCAAGATTGCGGAGCACTGCGGGGTCGACCACAAGACCGTGGCTATCCAGCGCGCCAAGTCATCTGGGGAAATTCCCCAGATGGACTCGCCACGCACCGCCGTCCGCAACGGCGTCGAGTACCCGATCCGCACGGCGGGCATCAACGAAGGCCGCCGCGCCCAAGCCACGGAGAGCCCCGTGGAGCCGTCCGACCCGTGGGAGGACTCGGAGGGGGAGGACGAACCTGCGGCGGCTCCCGTGAAGGCGGCGGCGGCGGCGAAGCCCGCGCGCGTCGACGGCAAGGGGCGCGTGATTCCCGAGAACATCGCCGAGGCGTTCCTCGACCAGCGCGCCGATGTGAACGAGTGGCTCGCCGACTTCCGCGCGATTTCGGAGCGACTCCTCGGGCAGCGGACGAAGAGCGGCTACGCGTCGCTCGCGTGGCCCGAGATCGAGGCGGCGCTCCTGCGGGTCGCGAACGCCGTCCGCGCCGAGGCGCTGCCGTACGCCGTGTGCCCGTACTGCTCGGGCGACGGGTGCGACGCTTGCAAGGGCAACGGATGGCTGCCGCGCGCCGGGTGGCAGTGCGTCGCGCCCGAACTGGCGGGGAAGGACTGACCGATGCGCCTCCGCCCCTACCAAGCCGAGGCCATCGCGCGCATCGACGAGGCGTTCGCCTCGCACGACTCCGCGCTCGTCGTGCTCCCCACGGGTTGCGGGAAGACGATCGTGTTCGCGACCGCGATCGACAGGCTCGGCGGCCGCGGCCGCGCGCTCGTCATCGCGCACCGCGAGGAACTGATCGCGCAGGCCGCGCAGAAGATCCACGCCGTCACGGGCGTCTCGCCGCAGATCGAGATGGCCGTGCACTGGGCCACGCCCGAGTGGCTCGACTGGGACCACGCGCCGACCCGCGTGATCGTGTCGAGCGTGCAGACCCTCTCGACGGGCCGCATGAAGCGGTTCGCGAGCGGCTTCGACCTCCTCGTCATCGACGAGGCGCACCATGCGCCGGCCGAGTCCTACCGCCGCATCATCGAGCACTTCCGCGCGATCAACCCCGAGATGCGGGTGCTCGGCGTGACCGCGACGCCCGACCGCGCCGACGAGCTCGCGCTCGGCTCCGTGTTCGAGACGGTCGCCCACTCCTACGACATCGCGGACGCCGTCACCGACGGCTGGCTGACGCCGATCAGGCAGACGAGCGTGAATGTCGCGGGCCTCGACTACTCGTCGGTCCGCACCACGGCGGGCGACCTCAACGGCGCCGACCTGTCCAAGATCCTCAACGAGGAGAAGACCCTCCACCAGATCGCGCACCCGACGATCGAGGTCGCGCGCGGCCGACGCGCCATCGTGTTCTGCGCGAGCGTCGAACAGGCCACGCGGATCGGCGAGATCATCAACCGATGGAAGGGCGGCTCCGCTGCGATGGTCAGCGGCGAGACGCCGAAGCTCGAGCGTCAGGCGATCCTCTCGCGATTCGCCCGCGGCCAGACGCAGTTCCTCTGCAACTGCGGCGTGCTCACCGAGGGATTCGACGACCCTGGCGTCGAGGTGGTCGTTCTCGCGAGGCCGACCAAGTCTCGCGCGCTCTTCGCGCAGATGGTCGGACGCGGAACCCGCCCGCTGCCGGGCATCGTGGACGGCCCCGAGACGGCCGCGGACCGCGTCGCGGCGATCGCGGCGAGCGCGAAGCCATGCTGCGAGGTCATCGACTTTGTCGGCAACACGGGCCGCCACCGCCTGATCTCGGTCTCCGACATCCTTGGCGGCAACGACCCCGAGCCCGTGCGCGACCTCGCGGCCGAGATCGCCCGCAAGGCGGGACGCGGCGCCGATGTCGAGTCCGCCCTCGCCGAGGCGCGCGCGCGCATCGAGGAGGAGCGCCGACGCGCCGAGGAGGAGGCCGAGCGCCGCGCCGCGGCGAAGAAGCTCCGCGACGAGCAGATCGCCCGCGAGGCCGCGCGCCGCGCGAACCTCCGCGCACGCGCCGACTACCGCACCAGCACCGTCGATCCGTTCGAGGTGCTCGGCGTCAGGCGCGACCCCGCCGCGCTCGCCAAGTGGACGGGCTCGGGCCGCCCGATCAGCGACAAGCAAGCGCAGATGCTCGCGCGCTCTGGCATCGACCCGCGCTCGCTCAACGGCGACGAGGCGCGGCGGCTCTGTCAGGAGATCATCGCCCGCTTCAAGACGGGCAAGTGCACATTCAAGCAGGCCGCGATCCTGCGCAAGAACGGGCTCGACCCGAACATGAGCAAGGCCGACGCCACGAAGGCGCTCGACGCGATCTTCAAGAAGACCTACACCGCGCCGGCCGAGCCGCGCCAGTACCCCGTCTCCACGGAGGTGTTCTGATGTCGTTCAACTGGGAACAGGCGGCCAAGCCCGCGCCCGACGCCGACGAGGTGCGATCGCTCGCGAGCATCGTCGAGGTGGTCGGCTCGCGCGTCGCGCTCCGACGCAAGGGCCGCGAGCTCGTCGCGCTCTGCCCGTTCCACGAGGACAGCACGCCGTCGATGGCGGTCATCACGCACAAGGGGCGCGGCTTCTACAAGTGCCACGCCTGCGGCGCTGGCGGCGACGCGATCAGGTTCGTGATGGACTTCGACGGCGTCGACTTCGCGGAGGCCGTCCGCCGCATCGCCGAGGGATTTGCGCTGCCGTCCGTGCCGATGAAGCGCCCGTCGAAGGCGCCGAAGATCGAGGAGCACCGCTACCGCGAGGACTGCGGCGAGGTCATCGACGCGTGGCGCATGCACACGACGCTCCAGCGCGTCGTGGACGCGGCCCACACGCTCGGCGTCACCGAGTCCGCGCTCACGGCGTACGGCTTCGCGTGGTGCCCGGCGGGCGACGGCTCGTGGGCGTTCCCGATGCACGACGGCGAGGGCCGCGTGTGCGGCATCCGACTCCGCGAGCCCGTCGATGAAGGCGCGGCGAAGTGGGCGCTCAAGGGAAGCCGCGCGGGGCTGTTCCTGCCCGCAGGCGTGCGCCGAACCTCGCTCGACCGCGTGTTCGTGGTCGAGGGGCCGACCGACGCGGCCGCGCTCGAATGGGTCTACCGCGACTACCCCGTCGCCGTCATCGGCCGCGCGTCGTGCACGGGGCAGCACCAGCTCGTCGTGCAGGCGGTGCGGCTCCTCGCCGCGCGCGAGCCCGAGGTGGTCGTGATCGCCGACGCGGACGGTCCCGGCGTCGAGGGCGCGAACGCGCTCGCCGACGATCTCGTCGCGGAGTTCGCGCGCGTCAAGGTCGCCGTGCCGCAGCGCGGTCTCGGCGAGGGTCTCGGATGCAAGGACATCCGCCAGTTCGTCAGGCAGAACGACGAGGAGACGGCGTTCCGACTCATCGAGTTGAAGGTGTCGGCGCGCATGTGGCATCGCAGGAGGAGCATCAAGTGAGCAGCTGGATACCGATTTCATCAACGATCGCGAACCGAACGGAGGTGCGCGTACTCGCGCGAACCCTCGGCATCGCGGACGCGCACGCCGTGGGGCTGTGCGTGATCTTCTGGTCGTGGGTCGACGCCGAGAGCGCGGACGGGTCGCTCCCGCGCGTGGTCGCGGGCGACATCGACGCGGTGGTCAAGCACCCGGGCTTCGCCGACGCGCTTGAGAGCGCGGGCTGGCTCCTGCTCGACGATGGCGGCGCGATCGTCCCGAAGTTCGACCGCTGGATGGGTCAGAGCGCGAAGCGCAGGGCACAGGATCAACGGCGCAAGCGCGCCGAACGCGAAAGGGGCAAGGCCAATGTCTGAACGGGTGAAACTGCTTGAAGAGACGGCGCGCATCGTGCGCGAGCGCGGCGAGTCGTACGGCTCTCCCGAGGCGCACTTCGCGCGCACGGCGGGCGCGATCAGCGCGATCTTCGCGCACAAGCTCCGCGCGCCGATCACGGCCGCGGATTGGGCGATGTTCATGGTGATCGACAAGCTCGCGCGGGAGCAGCACGCTCCGAAGCGCGACAACGCGGTCGATGTGGCGGGCTACGGCGCGTGCCTCGGAGAGATCCGCGCCGCCGAGAAGCGCCGCGAACTCGAGGGCTGGGCGCGCGCCGAGATCGAGCGCAGAAAGGTGGACGAAAAGGCATGAGCACGCTCATCGCACACATGCGGGCGGCGGCCACGCTCGACGAGGCCGCGCGGCTGATCGCGGACTACCTGCGGTCGATGGCCGAGGACATCTCGAAGTGCGCGCCGAGCAAGCGCAACCGGACGCTTCACCGCTGGGCGGCGAAGTTGGAGGACGCGGTCGAGAGCGCGAACGAGGAACGGATGGACACCGAACTTGTGGAGGTACCCATGCTGGTTGGAGTCTTGAGGATGGCCGACGATCTACGGAAGCTCGCGGCGGAACGGAACTGCGAGAAGTCGGTCGCCGACTCGACGGAGTGGCAGGCGGCGAAGCGGCTTGAGGAGTACGAGGCCGAGCGGCGGTGGCTCATCAACGAGAACACGAGGCTGCGCACGCTGAACGCGTCGCATTTGGCGCGGGTCGCCCGTGCGGAGGAGACGCCATGAGGGTCGAGATCCACTGCGACAACGCGCCCGAGGTGTTCAGCCGGACGCACAGCGAGATGGACACGCGCTACCGCACCGTAATCCGCTACGAGCAGCCCGACTGCTTCGCGGAGGTGTGCGTCGAGTACATGGACACGGAGGGAGAGTGGAGGACGGTCACGACCGCGCCGCTCGGCCCGCAGGAACTCCGCACGGCGCTGCGCGCGGTCGACGAGAACTCGCTCGACGCGATGCTGCGGGGCCTTGATGGAAAGGAAAACGCACGATGATTTCTGACCTGACCGAGAAGACGGAACCACCGCCGCCGCTGACCCAGCGCGAGATGGCGCAGTTCGTGACGCTGTCCACGATGCCGACGCTTGAGCGCGGGTTGGAGCGGCTGCGGTGGCTGGAGCGCGAACTCGCGGAGCGCACCGCTGAGCGCGACCGCATGACAGGCCAGCGCAATGCGGCACTTGACGCTCGCGACATCACGCAGCGAACACTCGACGGCATCGACGGCGTGTTGTCTCAGCGCACCGCCGAGCGCGACGAGGCGCGGCGAGAGGTGTGTAGGTTAGACAAACACCTCCACTGGGAGCATGGAAACCTAGATCCATCCAAGTTTGGCGAGGAAGCGCTCGCCGCCGAGCGCGGCTGGGACTGCTTTGAGGAAGGAAACAAGACATGCTGAACTTTGCCGAATCCCTGCTTCGCGCAGGCGTGGCCGTCGTGCGACTCCCCGTCGCGGTCGTGGCCGACACCATCACGATGGGAGGTCACCTGACCGACCGCGACGAGCCGTACACGGCGAGCGCGGCGAAAGACCTCGTCAAGAACTTGGAAGACGCGGCATTGCCGCAAGATGAGGGGGAGCGATGAGCAACACACCGAGGACGGACGCGGCGAGAAAACACGCCTTCACGAATAGCGGAATGCGCTCAGAATCCGTGGTTCCTGTATCGCTGGCGTATGAACTTGAACGCGAACTCGCGCAGCGCACCGCCGAGCGCGACGCTCTCGCAGCCGACCTCGCGCAGCGCACCGCCGAGCGCGACGAGGCGCGCGCTCGACTCGCCGTCTCGATGGAAGCGCACCAAACCACGATCTTAGGACCCGTCGCCGTGCTGCTTCGAAATCTCACGCAGACCCGCGAGGCGGCGGGATGCAGAGACGGGGACAACCTCCGCGCGTTCGTCGGCAACATGAGAACCATGATCGACGCCGTTGAGGCGATGGGCTACGAGTGGCGCTGGACCAAGTCCATCGACGAGAACGGCGAGCAGGTCGGCGCGTGGGTCATGCGCGACGCCGCCGAGGCCGATGCCAACAACGAGCGATTCAGGAGGACCGATGGTGAATAGCCGACGAAAGGGCGCGACCGCCGAACTGGAGCTCGCGCGCGTGTTCACGGATGCAGGGGTGCCGTCGAGGCGCTCCGTCCAGTATTGCGGCCGGGCGGGCGACGCCGACCTCACCTGCGACGGGCTCGACCTTCACATCGAGGTCAAGCGCGTGGAGAAGTTCAGGCTCGCCGAGGCGATCGCGCAGGCGTCGCGCGATGCGAACGGCAAGCCGTGGGTGGTCGTTCACCGCGGCTCGCGGATGCCGTGGCTCGTCATCCAGACCTTCGACCAGTGGGCCGCCGACAGCGTCAGGTTCCGCGAGGCCAAGGCCGCGAACGCGAACGCGAAGGGGGACGGCCATGCAGCCGAAGCCGCAGGGTGACCGACGCTCCCCGCTCCTCGTCACCCGCGACGAGGCCGCGCGGCGGCTCGGGCTCGACCGCGTCTCGCGCAGGCCCGAGCGCGTGGTCCGAGAGATGGTCGCCCGCGGAGAACTCCGAGGGGTCGCCGTGGGCCGTTGGGTCATGGTCGAGGCCGAGAGCATTGATCGGTGGATCGCATCCCGCTAGGGTGACTGCATGGAGCCACCGAAACTAGAGCGGCGCGAGGACGGGTACTACCGCGTCCGATGGACAGACGGCGCAGGCAAGCGCCGCGAGCGGTCCTTCGGCGCCGACCGACGCGCCGCGCGGAACCGATACCTCGCGTGGGTCAACCAGTGGCGATCAGACCCGATGGTGCGTGACCCCGGCGACACGGGCCCGCTCACCGTCGCGCTCGCCGTCGAGCGCTACGAGGCGCACGCCGCGACCTACTACGCGGGCTCGCGCGAGGTGCTCAACATCCGCCACACGCTCCGCGCGCTCGTTGAGGTCGCGGGCGACACGCTCGCGAGCGAGATCGGGCCCGAGACGATCGACGCCTACCGCGAGCTTCAGGTCGCGCGCGACATCTCGTTGGGGGTCATCAACCAAAGGGTGCGCACGATCCGCCGCGCGTGGAAGTGGCTCGCGAGCAAGAGGCTCGTCTCGATCGAGTCGTGGCAGTGCCTCTGCGCGCTCGAGCCGCTGCGCCGCGGGCGATGCGCCGCCCGAGTCACTGAGCCCGTACGGCCCGTCGCCGACAGCGTCGTGGAGCGCACCTGCGACGCGCTGCCGCCGTCGATCGCAGCGATGGTCAGGCTTCAGCGGATCACGGGCATGAGGCCCGGCGAGGTCTGCGCGATGGAGTGGCGCGAGATCGACCGCAGCGGCGAGGTGTGGGTCTACGAGCCCCGCCACCACAAGACGGCGCACCACGGCCACCGCCGCCGCGTCATGCTTGGCCCGCGCGCGCAGGCGATCCTCGCGCCGCTCGTCGGCCTCGCGATCGGTGGGCGCGTGTTCTCGCCGAACCTCGCGATGGAGGAGCGCGACGAGGCCGCGCGCACCGCCTACGAGCCGCCCGAGGGCGCGCACGACTACAGAACCTGGCGTTGCTATCAGTCGCGCCTCGCAGCACGCCCGAGGCGATCCGACCGCGGCGACGAGTGGACCACCGTCTCGTTCGCGCAGGCGATCCGCAGGGCCGCTCAGGCGGCGGGCGAGCCGCACTGGAGCCCGAACCAGTTGAGGCACTCGGCGGCGACCGAGGCGAGGCGCGGCGGCGGGCTCGATGTCGCGCAGCTCCTCCTCGGGCACCGTCACGCCGAGGTCACCGAGGTCTATGCGGAGACGGACCTCGCGCGGCTTCGCGAGTGGGTGCGCCGGCACGGCTGACTGTCGCGGACTGTCGCAGTCTGTCGCGAACTACACCAACGCGATTGGGGCAAAACTGGGGGAAAAACGAGAGCGGCGCGCATAAACCTGCGCGCCGCAAAGCGGGAGACGGGATTCGAACCCGCGACATTCAGCTTGGGAAGCATCTGAAGGCCAGAATCGGACCTTGCCCGACTCTGACCGACATTGACGGACCTTCACCGCAAGTGACGCTCCGAGCGGGTGTTGCGACCGTTCCCGCGCAGAACGACGATGACGGACGCTGACCGAGATAACCCGACCTCGACGGATCGTGTGGGGGAAAATTGGGGCAAAATCGTCCGCGGCGAACCTCGTCGGCCATCGACTCGATGCGCTGGGCGTCCAAAGACTCGCCGCCGACCCCGCAAGCGACACGCTCCAGAGGCGAGGCCGCGTCCGCATCCTGTCCGCATTTTGTCCGCTTCGATGCGGACATCTGTCCGCTTTTCGTCCGCATTCTGTCCGCTTTGATTCGGACAGATGTCCAACGATGTCCGCACGCCGACGCGTGCGAGAGGTGGCCGGCACGGCGTCGACGGTGCCGCGAAACTCCGAGTTTCAGGCCGAACCGCGTTCTGAGCGTTCTAGAGGGGTTCGTGTCCGCTTTTCGTCCGCATCGTGTCCGCTTTTCGTCCGCATTGATTCGGACATCTGTCCGAAACGAGCGTGACCACAGAACAGGACAGGAGAGGACAGGACAGGAGGGATCATCCGAAGCAGGAATATTCCTAGTATTACTATAGTGGCGGAAATTCCGAATTTCGGAAACTCCGAATTTCCTGCGTTGAGCGCAGCGATGCCAGGGGGTCGAGCTCCGCACATTGTGCGTCGAGCTCCGCACATTGGCATCGTGAGCTCCGCACATTGTGCGCGCACGATCACATCGGTCGTGTGATTGTGCAGGTTGTGGCTTGCGTTCCCGGCTGGCCGTGAGATGATCCCCGAGTCGTCGGTCCGCGCGCCCCTGTGGCGCTGCGATGCCCGATGCACC